ACTGTATATAAAACAGTAAAAAGCAGGTATATAAAATAGTAAAAATAGACTATATTGCACTGCAATGTAAGTACTTGATAATAAAGTATATTTATACGGAGCATAGAATAGACAATAAAGGGACAGAGTCAAACGCCTACGCATAATATAGTCAATGACGGAATCAGCGCACCGTAGGGACTATGTCGGATAGGTTGCGGAGACCAATCAAGACTATGAAGTCCCGCACAGGATGGACTATGAAGTAAAGAAAAGTAACAAAGTACTTGACAAATTAAGAAAAGTATGCTATAGTTCGCAGTATAGTACTATGTCGGATGTTAGGGATATCCGATAGCGATATAGGATGATTTATATTCTTCTACTATAGAAACCTCTCCGATAGCGTAAATCCTATATAGTACGCAACGTCTCCAAAAGGATAAAGACTTGTTAAACGAATTAGAAGTAACAACTGATGTTGTCGAAAAGAAACAACGTCCTAAGATTGTTCGTCGTAAGTTAGGTCGTCCCCTAAAGAAGGACATCGAGGCGAAGAAGAAGGGTAATAGGGGTAAGGTCGGAAGACCTGCCGGAGACTCTGCACGAATTGCTGAATTCAAAGCAAGGTTGCTAGGCACTTCCGGAGATAAAATAATTGAAACACTTATCGCCAAAGCATTGAACCCTGACGATAAGGATAACATGGCGGCACTAAAGCTATGTGTCGATAGAATATTGCCAGTGTCGGTATTCGATGCAGCAAAGAACGGTGGAACCACTCCACAGATCAGCATCAATATTACATCGCTAACACAACCAGAAATAACTGCTGATGTCGTGGACATGGGCGCTGTAGAGGAAGAAGATGACAACGCTTGACTTTAAGTTGTTGCGTTGGCAAACTGAAGTCTTTAAGGATACAACTCGCTTTAAAGTAATAGCAGCCGGGCGGCGGTGCGGCAAAAGCAGACTCGCTACCATGATGCTTATCATTAAGGCATTAGAGGCACCAGAGGGCAGCGCAGTGTTGTATGTGTCCCCTACCCTAGGACAGTCCAGACAAATCATCTGGGACAGCCTCCTAGAGATCGGTAGACCTGTTATTAAGTCGGCACACATTAACAATCTTGACATCACCTTAGTGAATGGTCGTAAGATTCATGTTCGTGGTGCAGATAACAGTGATACTCTTCGTGGTCTGAGTCTGTATTACGCAGTCCTCGATGAGTGTGCGTTTATTAAGCAGGAGACGTGGGAGAAGATTGTTCGTGCTTCTCTGTCGGATAACAAGGGAGAGGCTATGTTCATCTCCACTCCGTCAGGGCGTAACTGGTTTTACGATATGTATAAACTAGGCTTTTCAGAAGAAGACGAAGAATGGAAAGCATGGCACTTCACCACTAAAGACAATGAGACGATTGACCCGAAAGAGGTGGACGCAGCGAAGAAGACACTCTCATCTTTTGCGTTCAAACAAGAGTATGAGGCTTCTTTTGACAATGCCGGTCAGGAGATATTTAAAGAAGAGTGGATTAAGTATGGCGAGGCTCCGCAGCATGGTGACTACATCATCGCCATTGACCTTGCCGGTTTTGAAGAGGTTGCTAAGAATGCAGGCGCTTCTAAGAAACGGTTAGATGAATCCGCTATCGCAATTGTAAAAGTAGAAGACACTGGAGATTGGTTCGTTGAGAAGATTGTACATGGTCGTTGGGATATTAAAGAGACAGCGGGAAAGATACTTAGACTTGTACAAGAATACAAACCGATGGCTGTAGGAATCGAAAGAGGGGCGCTAAAGAATGCAGTGCATCCCTACTTAAACGATTTGATGAGAAAGAACAGCGTCTACTTCCATATCACAGATTTGACGCATGGCAACAAGAAAAAGACTGAGCGAGTAGCTTGGGCGTTACAGGGTAGGTTTGAACACGGTAGGATTACCCTTAACGAAGATGAAGACTGGAAAGAGTTCGTAGATCAAGTACTCCAGTTTCCTACCGCTAATGTCCATGATGACCTTGTGGACGCACTAGCGTATGTTGATCAGATGGCTTTAACTAGCTATCAGCAGGATTACGAAGAAGACGATTACGAAGTACTAGATGTAATTTCTGGTTATTAAAGGAAAATCATGGCTGAGTTTGAAAAAGAAGAACTAGGACAAAACGAGTTCGAGCAACCAACCGAATCAGACAAAGAGATTGTCGAGTTCGTTGTCTCTCACTGTGATCGGTGGAGAGACCACAGAGATACAAACTATTTAGAAGAATGGAAAGAGTATGAAAGAATATTTAGAGGTAAGTGGGCTGCAGAAGACCGCACTAGAGAATCTGAGCGCAGCCGTATTATCTCCCCAGCGACTCAGCAAGCTGTGGAAACAAGACACGCAGAGATTTGTGAAGCAGTATTCGGAAACGGTGAATGGTTTGACATCGCTGATGATGTTGCCGATCAACAGCTTATCGATGTGGAAATCCTTAAACTACAGCTCAAAGAAGACCTAGAGAAAGAGAACATTAGAAAGGCTATCACTCAGGTTGAGTTGTTAGCTGAGATTTATGGTACTGGTATTGGTGAGTTAACAGTCTCTAAGAAAACTGAGATGTTCCCCCAGACAATGCCAATGGAAGATGGTACTGCCGCCTACGGAGTGATGGAGAAGGAATATACCTGCGTCAAGCTAAATCCCATCAATCCAAAGAACTTTCTCATTGATCCTAACGCCACAACCATTGAGGATGCAATGGGAGTCGCTATTGAATCTTATGTGTCAATTCATCAGGTCGTATCTGGTATCGAGAAGGGAATCTATCGTAAGGTAGATATCCAACCCTACGGACAAGATGACGATCTTGAGCCAACACAGGAAGAAGTACAGTTTAGAGACGACAAAGTGCTTCTCATGAAGTATTATGGTTTAGTTCCTCGTGAATACATTGAACAATTGGAGAACAAAGAAGGTGAAGAAGTTGTTGACTTATTTCCGGAGGATAGCACTGCGGATAAATATAGTGACCTCGTCGAAGCCATCGTTGTTGTTGCTAATGGCTCACTGCTCCTTAAAGCGGAGAAAACGCCTTACATGATGAAGGATCGTCCTGTTGTAGCATATCAGGATGATACAGTACCAAATCGCTTCTGGGGTCGTGGCACAGTAGAGAAGGCTTACAATATGCAAAAAGGTATTGACGCTCAGTTGCGTTCACACCTTGACAGCCTAGCCCTCACCACATCGCCAATGATTGCAATGGATGCTACACGATTACCTCGTGGCGCTAAGTTTGAAGTCAAACCCGGTAAAGCAATCCTCACCAACGGTAATCCAGCAGAGATACTGTTCCCCTTCAAGTTCGGTACTACCGACCAAGGTAACTTGGCAATTAGCCAAAACTTTGAGAGAATGCTTCTTCAGGCTACCGGAACAACCGATGCTTCTGGACAGCCTACACAGTTTACCCGTGATGGTGCAGCTCAGATGTCAATGTCAGTTGCTGGTATCGTTAAGAAGTACAAGCGTACCTTAACAAACTTCCAAGAGGACTTCTTAGTTCCATTGATTCGTAAAGCTGCTTATCGCTTTATGCAGTTTGACCCTGAGCGTTATCCTGCTTCAGATTACAAGTTTATCCCAATGGCTACTTTAGGTATCATTGCTAGGGAATACGAGCAACAGCAGCTTATCGCATTGCTCCAGACTCTCGGTCCTGACACTCCAGTACTGCCGATGATCCTCAAAGGTATTATTAGCTCCTCTAGCCTACCAAATCGTGCTGAGATGATCCAGCAACTAGAGCAGATGATGCAGCCTAACCCAGAGCAACAACAGATGCAACAGGCTCAAATGCAGCTCCAAACTGCTGCTGCACAGGCTGAAATTGCTAAACTGCAGTCCGAAGCAACTCGAAACAACGCTTCTGCTCAGAAAGACGTAGTTGCGGCTCAATTGATGCCACAAGAGACGCAAGCACGAGTCATTAGTGGTCTAAGTCAGAATATTCGTGGTCAAGACAGCTCAGGAGAGTTTGCTCAAAGAGCCAAGATTGCTGAATTAGCCCTCAAAGAAGAAGATATTAAGAGTAACGAGCGTATCGCATCGCTACAAATGTTGCAAAAACAATCAAAAAGTGCTTGACAAAACACTAAAGTTGTGGTAGTATTAGCATAGTGTTGTTTACGAGCAACACAGTTCCCAATAAAGGAGAAAACTGTGGACAAACAATTAGAAAAGTACTATGAAGAGCGATTTTCCACTATGACTACGGTTGGGTGGAAACAATTCATCGAGGATGTTCAAGGAATATTCGATGCGGTGAATAAAGTAGCTCCGATTCAAAACGAAATTGATCTGTTCTTTCGCAAAGGACAATTAGACATCCTTCAGTGGCTGCTAACTTTGAAAGAAAGCTCAGAACAGGCTTACGAAGCATTGCAACAAGACTCGTCGGGAGACGCTCAGGATGCCTCGTAGATTATTTGATTTCCTCTGTGAAGAGGGACACCTTCAAGAAAACTTGGTTAATTATGAGGTAGCCACAGTCCCTTGTTGGTTGTGCGGTAAAGACGCACACAGGCAGATTTCTGCACCCCGTATTAGCCTCGATCCTATCTCTGGCGATCATCCGCAAGCGACAGCAAGATGGGCTAAACAGCGTGAAGAAAAACGTCTTAGAGAGCGTAAGCTCAATTCGTGACGAAGACAACCCCTAACGGACCTTTGTTATTTTATAAATCCTACAATCACTTTGTGACGGGAGCATTATTATGGCTGCAAACTTTGTTGAACAAGAAGAACTGTTTGAAGGTACTGAGCAAGAAGAAGTATCCGATGTGACAACTGAAGACGCTGCGACACAAATCGCTGCACAACCTGAAGTTAAGCAAGAACCAACGGAAGAGTTACCTGAGAAGTATCGAGGTAAATCTACGTTAGAAATTGCAAAGATGCACCAAGAAGCTGAGAAGCTAATCGGTCGTCAAGCAAACGAGGTTCACGAGGTACGAAGTCTAGCAGATCAGTTACTCAAACAACAACTCGAAACTAAGCAACAGTTTAAGCCGGCTGAAACAGTTCCAGAAGAAGATTTCTTTGCTGACCCAAAGCAAGCTGTCTTAAAGACCGTTGATCAGCACCCTGCAGTACTTGAAGCTAAACAAAACGCACTCGAATTTAAGAGAATGCAAACTGCACAGAAACTGCAGTCTAAGCATCCCGACTTTGTGGAGATAGCGCAAAACGCAGACTTCCATGAATGGATTAAAGCAAGTCCAGTTCGTATAGATTTGTTTACAAGAGCCGACGCTGAATTTGACTTTAACTCGGCTGATGAACTTTTAAGCACCTACAAGGCGATTAAAGGTACTCAGTCTAACGAAAAAAAGACACAAGCAGCAGAAGCACAGGCTAAAACTCAAGATACAGCATTACGTGCAGCAGCAGTTGATACAGGCGGTAGCGGGGAAAGCACTAGAAAGATTTATCGAAGAGCTGACCTTATCAAACTGAGAATGACAGACCCAGATCGTTACATGGCATTGCAAGACGAAATTCTTGCGGCTTATAACGAAGGGCGAGTTAAATGAAACTTAATAATTTAGGAGATTTATAAAATGGCAACAGCAGCATACCCCGGTGGATCCGGTTCAATCGTAGCAAAAACGCAAGCAGATAAGTTTATTCCAGAAATTTGGAGTGACGAAGTAGTAGCTGCTTACAAAAAGAGCCTCGTATTAGCTAACTTGGTTAACAAGATGTCTATGCGTGGTAAGAAGGGTGACACTCTTCATATTCCTAAACCAACTCGTGGTGTAGCAACTGCTAAAGCTGCAAACACAACAGTTACCATCCAAGCTGACACCGAGACCGAAGTATTAGTCTCTATTGACCAGCATTTCGAGTACTCACGTTTCATCGAGGACATCGTCGAAGTTCAGGCTTTGGCTTCCCTACGTCGTTTCTACACTGACGACGCTGGCTATGCTTTGGCTAAGAAAGTTGACGACACATTGTTTACTTTAGCTAAGACCTTTGGTAACGGTACTACAACCTATGTTCATAGCAACAGCTATTACATCGACGCTTCTACTGGTCTCACAGCTTACGCTGCTGATACTGTAGTTCCTGCTGACGTATTTACTGATGCTGGCTTCCGTGCCTTGATCAAGTTGATGGATGATGCTGACACTCCAATGGATGGTCGTTTCTTTGCAATTCCCCCATCACTACGTGCAGCTATCATGGGTATTGATCGTTACAACAGTTCTGATTTCGTTGATGGTCGTGGTGTAAACAACGGTCAGATCGGTCAGTTGTATGGTATCGACATCTATGTAACCAGCAACTGCCCAGTCATTGAAACAGATGCTGAGAACACTGCAACCGCTGGTGGCGACATCAAAGCAGCTATCTTGGCTCACAAAGATACGATGGTCC